ATGCTGTACGTTACTATGTATTGGGTGAGCTTCTTGGTAAGATTCAGAAGCCGAAAGATTTAACAGGAATATTCACACATTAAAAATATAAACTATGCCATTGAATTTAGAAGAAATATTAGCATTGCCTGACATCGGGCAGAAGATAAACTACCTGAAGAAAGGTAGGAAGACTGAACTTCCCGACCGTTGCAAACTTTGGGATGATTGGAATCCGGAACGACATGAAATCATGGTTGACAAAAAGAAGTATCCGGACAGAAAAGTACTTGATAAGGAATCCGAAAAAGTTTTCGATGAAAAAACTGGTAAGACTTATGAAATCGAAGCAAAGTATAAGACTGAACCGGTGAACCGTATTTCTATTCCATTGGAACAAGATATAGTGAACATTCAAACTGCTTTCACGGTCGGCACAGAACCGTCTATGGATTGCATTCCGACTGATGATGATGAAAAGAAGCTGCTGGATGCGGTAAAGGCTGTATTTAAATCCAACAAAATCAAATACCAAAACAAGAAGATTGTCCGTGCCTGGCTCTCCGAACAAGAAGCGGCAGAATATTGGTATGTTACCGATGATGATTCGTTTTGGGCAAAGTTTTGGAAGAAAGTTAAGACTACGTTCGGTGGCAAGGTCAAGCCCACCAAGAAACTGAAAAGCGTGTTATGGTCTCCATTCAGAGGTGATAAGCTATACCCGTTCTTTAACGACGAAGGTAAAATGATTGCTTTCTCACGTGAGTATAAAAAGAAGCTCATGGATGATTCGGAGGTCACCTGCTTTATGACTATCACGGACAAAATGGTTTATCAATGGGATTTGTCTAAAGGGTATGAAGAAAGAACGCCTTTTGCTCATGGATTCCCAAAACTACCGGTTCTCTATGCTTATCGTCCTGAATCTTATTGCAAGAAGATAAAGACATTCCGTGTCCGGCTGGAAAAACTGTTATCTAATTATGCTGATTGTATAGACTACCATTTCTTCCCACTGCTGAAGCTAATTGGAGATGTAGAGGGTTTCATGGGTAAGGTTAAGGATAGAATGGTCAAACTTACAGGTGAAGGTGCGGATGCCCAATATCTGACATGGAATCAGGCAAATGATACCGTAAAATTTGAGGTAGAAACCCTCTTTGAGAAAGCATATTCTATGACGAATACACCACAAATCAGTTTTGAAAAGTTGAGCGGTGCTGGAAATGCCTTGTCCGGAGTGGCTTTCGATTACGTGTTTCTTTCGACACATTTGCAAGTTCAAAATCATGCCGAGGTGATAGGTGAGTTCTTGCAAAGGCGTGTGAACTTCATAGTCTCTGCTTTAGGCTCTATAAATCCATCTGAATTTAACAAAGCATCTGAAACGATAGATATTAGTACAGAAGTTGTTCCGTATCGCCTTGACAATTTAGAAGATAAAGTCAATGTAGCTGTAAAAGCTGTATCGGGTGGTGTATGGTCGCAACGACATGGAGTAATGTTCGCTGGAAATATTGACCGCATCGAAGAAGAAATCGCAGAGATAAAAGAAGAACAAGAAGAAAAAAGAAACGCTGAAATGCAGAAACAAAGCATAAAGAAAGGGGAGTGAAATCACTCCTCTTTGTATCTCCATTGATAGCCCTTGTGCTTCTTTATTTTCCCATTACAGCACATTGAAATGCCCGAATGGTGCGCACCAGTTGCGCGTGTCGCTTCATTCAAACTATCAAATGAATTTATAATTTTGCCGTCTTTTAATTGTAGAACAGCTCGTGAATTATGGTGGTTTTTGCCAGTCTTTTGCTTTCTACCAAGAACCCTATATGCGTGTAGTAAGTTTTCACCATCAGTAACCCATTCAAGATTAGTAACGCAATTATTGGTTTTATCACCGTCTATGTGGTTTACTTGTGGTAGGTTTTGCGGATTAGGTATAAAAGCATTTGCGACCAAGCGATGAACTTTAAATATGCGCTTTCTGCACCATACATTCAAATACCCCTTTTTGCTTTTTATGGGTATTAAAATGCGTCCATCTCTAAACCAATATCCTTTACCGTTCCAGCATTTCTTTGGCAAGGATTTTACCCTACCTAAATTTGATACTTGATAATCGTCTTCGTACCCTTCAATGTCTTTCCAAATTTCGTCCATACTTATTTCATTTAAGAGTGAATAATAAAGGCAGCCTTTAAAGTCGTGCAAAGACTGCCTTTGGATAATCGTGTTAAGAACTACACTGCAAGCATATCAATACACGCAGCATGGTGATTCACGCCCCTATAATGCTGAGAAAACTCTCTAAATTGGTCTAACAACCCCATCTGTATGATAAAAGAATATAATTCATTCTTAGCTTCTTTCTCAATATCAAACCGCTTTTGTACTTCACTTAAAAAGTCGCTGAATACTGGCATTGAATGTGTATTTGAGCATTCAATCTCAACTGTTGCCATACTTTTCTTTTTCATTGTCATGCGATTTTAATAAGGTTACACTTCTTGAAACATCTGTATTCTTCTTTCTCTGTGTCCCAATACACTTGCAGATTATCATTCGGCTTTCTGCCAGTACCTTTCGTTTCACCGATAAGATTCTCTTTGAGAGTACCAAAGGCTTGACGTAACGTGCCGTCTGTCTTTTTGAAGTAGAACTCTACTATCTTTACTTTCAAAGCCGCTTTCAGCTTCAAATTAGCCCATGCGCATTTTAACGCTTCACTCATTGAATAACCGTTCTTGCGAACAAACTGCCATGCTAAACTCATTACCTCTTTCATCTGACTTTTAAATTTTGTGCTCATACTCTTATATGTTTTAAATTATACTTTTAGTTATCATTTTGATATTGCAAAGCAAACTATGAGTATTCAATTGGCAAAATATAGATAGTTAATAAACTATAAAAAGAATACTTTTAGTTGTCTTATTTAGCTAATATGAAAACTTTGAGTAACTTTGCCATAAATAATGGGAGTAAACTAAATATATACATATATGAGATTTAGAATTTTAGAACTATGTAAAGAGGCAGGAATCAATCAAACTGAACTCGCTGAAAAAATAGGCTTGTCACGAGTTGGGCTATCAAAAGCAATTAATGGCAACCCCACTATTGGTACATTGGAAAAAATCGCCGATGCTTTGGGTGTCCCAGTAACTGAACTATTTGAAAAGTCAAACACCGGAGATATAGTAGGCTTCGTGAAGATAGGAGATACCGTGCATGAGGTAAAGTCTGCGGAAGATGTTAAGGATTTAGCTGAAAGGTTATGATTATGGAGACAACTACAAAATACGACACTATTATCAATTTCTTTTTAGATAATTGGATTATAGCTACCATTGTTGTAGCAGCTATAATAATAGGGTTTATTCCTTCATTAAGAGATGGAATAAAACAGATTTATGACTTAATAAAGGAAGCCTTCAAAAAAGAAGCCTTCAAAAAAGAAGAATTTGTAATTAAATATAAAGATGAGACAATAACTTTTGAAATAATGCTTCGAAGCCAACATTTTGATATTGTTAAAATCCATGCAATAACACATGTTTTGGGAGTACATTCTGAAAGAGAATGGATAAATAAATACTATCCTGATTATAGTTGGGGCATGCAAAAGCTGAGAAATATAACATTGGACGGGAATAAATCAATACCTTTTGATATAATATGTATATCGAAAGGGAATAACCATAAGGAGATTTATTTTGACCTAAGTGATTTTTTTAACGAATCAGGATGTACTTCTTCTGATATAAATAAGTTTGCAGAGGGGAAAATTAAAGAGATATATAATAGGAAAAATTAATACATGTAGAAGAGGAACTTGCAGAAATCAAAGAGGAACAAGCAGCAAAGAATGAGCAAATCGGAGATAAGGGAAAGAAAAACGCCTCTTAGTTAGAAAAATTACGGGACTTATAGTTTTAGTATAAGAAAAATAGTTAGCGGTGGCTTCAAAGAGTTGCCGCTATTTTTTTTGCTCTTTTAAATTATAAATATTAGAATATAATTTTGAATTATAGAATTATATATGTATTTTTGTCACACGATAATTGAGTAACCAATGAGAATATTTACCGAACAAGCATTAAAAGAATATGCAGAGAACCATCCCGATTCAAAGGTCGCTTTGCAAGAATGGACTACCATTGTGAAAAGAAGCAAGTGGACCTGTTTTGCCGATATTAAGAAAACGTTTAATAGCGTTGATAATGTAGGTAATCAACACTATGTTTTCAATATCAAAGGCAACAACTATCGTTTGGTAGTAGTGATTAAATTCACTATTCAGTTTGTGTATATTCGCTTTATTGGTACTCATAAAGAATATGATAGAATAGATTGCGCTAATATTTAGGATTATGACAAAGATAGAAAATCAAGCCCAATATGAATGGGCGGTGAAAAGAGTAGAGGAACTTCTTCCATTAGTGAAAGATGATACTCCTTTGAATGACCCAAATAGCATAGAATTGGAGCTTCTTTCTAATTTGGTTGCTGATTATTCCGAAGAACATTTTGCATTGGGAGAACCAACACTTGTGGATGTTCTTAAACTTCGTATGTACGAAATGGGGCTTAATCAAAAATCACTTGCAAAGTTGGTTGGTGTCAGCCCATCACGGCTAAGTGATTATATATCTGGTAAATGTGAACCAACCTTGAAAGTTGCTCGTGAGATAAGCCGGAAGCTAAATATTGATGCAAATATAGTGTTGGGAGTATAAGTATAAGTTTTTGTCGTGATATATTTTAGGCGTGATTCATTCGGTTTCACGCCTTTTTTTATACCATTTTACGACAATCGTTTTATTGTCGTGTATCACCTATCTGATAATTTTTCACCTTCTTTATAAATAACGAAATTTACCGTAGAAATTTATAAATCAAATTCATACGGTATGACAATCTTAGAACAAATCTTAGCAGGGCTACAACAGAAATTCGCTGGGGTGGACACTGCTATTCTTACCCGCATTGCCACCAAAAAGGCAGAGGGTGTAACGGACGAGACAAAAGTAAACTCCATTGTTGAGGGTATCAGTTTTTCGGACGTGCTTAATTCCTATGGTGATTTCCGTGCCGGGGATGCTTCAAAAACGGCAGTGACTAACTACGAGAAGAGGCATAACCTTAAAGACGGTAAGCCAATCGAGACTACCACAACCACCAAAACGGAAGAGAATAAAGACGATGTGCCTGCATGGGCGCAAGCTTTAATTGACTCCAACAAGAACCTTTCTGATAAGCTAACACAGTTAGAAACGGAAAAGGCTCAAGCAACACGTAGCCAGCAGATTTTGGCAAAGGCAAAGGAGTATGGTATTCCCGAAAACTACGCCAAACGATGCGCCATTAAGGACGATGAGGACTTGGACGCATACTTCAAGGACTTGAAGCAGGAGTTTGCGAATGACGGCTTTAAGGGTGTAGTTCCTCCAGATACAGCAAAAAAAGAACTGGAGAATGAGACTCAGGCGTTTGCGAAAATGATTGCAGACGACACTAAAGAAATTGTAGAACAACAAAAACAGTGATTTTATGGCAGCAGGATTTAAGTATAATCTTGAACCGGAAGTTGAGCAGGAAGAACGCTACGACGTAGAAACCGGACGCAGACGCAGAGGTCCGTACAAGTTGGACACAACCAACCTCGTTGTCGGCTCGTACTTGCCCTCATTCACACCGATTGCAGCTGACTTGGTGAAGAAAACATCCCAAGTGGCTATCCGTGTGGAAGTATATGAGAAGTTTACAACAGGCTCCAATACCACATTGAAAATCAAGAAACGTTCTTTGGCTTACAAAGGTATGCACTTGGGTAACGGTGCGCATGGAGCGACAATCAACGCTATTGACAAGGCTGACAAAGCTTTTGATAAGCTGACGTTAGCGGCAGACTTTGGAGAAAATCTAGAAGCTGGAACAGTTCTTTACGAAGCGACAGCCGCAGATGGTACAACGCCCAAAGTTATCGCAAATTCAGCTCTGTATGAAAGGAAGCAGGTAGAGGATGGCATAGTATTGGTTTCCCTTTTGATGCGTGCGTTTGAAATCGAACCGACCAAGCTGGTAATGCCTTTCGCAGATATTGACAAGGCGAATATGCCGCACTTCCAGTTTAATGCTCAGGATGTCAAACAAGAAAAAGACACTGTATCAATTCCTAAGGCTTCTTCTAGTCAGGACGGTTTGATGAGTAAGGAAGATAAAGCCAAATTGGATGGGGTTGCAGCACAAGCTAACAAGTATACTTTAACAGCAGCTACGCCTTCTGCTCTTGGAGGTGTAAATCAGGCAGCCAAAGTGAATGATGCATCTGGTACGGTGTCGGTAGAAAACTTTAACGGATTATTGACAGCGTTGAAAAACGCAGGTATAATGGCAAAATAAAGAAAGGAGGACTAATATATGATGCTAACTATTCATACATTGTTTAATGACCCGAACATTGTAAATGCAGTGATTCAGCGTGTCCTCAAGACAAGAAAGGACACAATTTATTGGCAGCAGTATTTGGGCTTCCGTAGGACTACTACTCGTGTATTTAAAGACTACATCGGTCAGGTTACTGGCGTGATGGCTGGTTCCATCAACTCCCGTTATGGCGAAAAGCCTATCCGTGAACGCAGGAATATCGGTTCCGGATATGGTGAGATTGCCTATTTGGGTGACCGCTATCAAATCTCAATCGACCGTTTGTCTGACTTGCAGGACTTGATAGATAAGTATAATGCCGCCAAACCGGAAGACCAGAAAGCAGCCATGCGTGACATCGTGGACTTCATCTATGACGATTACCGTCAGGTATTGCTGGCACCGCACAAGCGTATGGACATTATCGTAGGCTCTCTGTTGATGACTGGAGCAGCAAGCGTGAAGAACAAGGACGACAATGCCGGAGGAATTGACTTATTGAACATCGACTTGCCGTTCAAGTTTATCAAGCCGGACACAGAGGATAAAAACTATTTCGTCACTTACTTGCAGCAGAAACTGAATGAGCTGAAATCTATTTACGGCACATTCCCCAAGATGATTATGAGCCGTGGCACATTCGTCAAGAACATCATCGGGTCAAGCGAGTTCGGTGATAAGTTCAAGATGCAGCTTACAGGTAATGAAATGTATATGTCTACCGGGCTTATCACCTCGCAACTGGCTTCTACCATTTTTACAGGTATCGGACTTCCGGCTATTGAAATCAAGGAAGATTATGTGGTAGACCAAACAGGTAAGAATATCCCCATTTATGCAGATGGTCGTATTTCCCTGCTTCCGCAGGATAAAATCGGTTATATGCGCTTCCACACTCCTTATGAAGCTGTGGATGGTGTACCGGGACGTAATTACACTCAGGCAGATGGCGATATGCTGATTTCAGGTTACAAGGACGGCAATGGTCGCTATCTGGAATACACAGCCGAATGGATTCCGCAGATTGCGAACCCGAACCTGATTGTGAACTTCGATTTGAGTGAGATGAACGCATGACAGTAAACGATTATATATTACAGAAGTTTCAGACCTTCGGCGTTAACTTGTCGGAGGCTGACCTTTTCGATATATGTCTGAACGCAAAGATAAGCGGAGGGGGTGAGATGAACGAGGATTGCCAAACACGGGTGTCGGTGGCAATTGCGAAGTTCATCCCCTCTCTATTGCTTCGTGCCACTTCCATCAGCGAAAGCGGTTTTTCTATGTCTTGGAACATTCAAGGCATTAAGGATTACTATTCATTTCTGTGCAAGCGGTACGGTTTGAAAGACGAACTGGGTAACAAACCTAAAGTGACTTTCTTATGATATTCGCTCCACACATATTGCAGGTAAAAGTTATCACCCCGATGGATAAGGATGAGTTTGGCAGACCTATTCCCGGAACAGGTGGTGAAAGCTGGCAGGAGGTATGCAAGTGCCGTTGTGATGATAACACTACCAAAGAGTTTTCATCTGATAACGGCTCTGTGTATCGTCCGAATTATCATGTGGTATGCGAGAAGAGAATTACTGTCAAGGCTGGTGATGAAGTACGTTGCATGGATGGTGATGGCGTAAGAGGTCAAGGCGAAGTTTATACAGTGAAGAGTACAAACTACTTTAACTACTCGGAATTATGGATGTAGATTTCGATTTCTCAGATGTCGACTCCTTTTTCGATGAAGGAGAATGGGAGGTCGAAAAGAAGATGATTGATGTAGGCGATGAAGCCGTGAAGTACGCAGAGGAACATGGGGATTATCAAGACCATACACTCACTTTGAGAACGTCCAATGATTACGATGTCAATAAAGACGGTTTGACATTGAAAAACGAAGCGGAATACGCATCATTCGTAGAATCTAAAGGGTATGATGTTTTGAGTAGTGCTGCTTTATTTGCGGAGAAACGATTAAAAGAAGAATTTGAAAAATGAAAAAGTACATTGGAACAAAACAGATTGAAGCAGAACCTATGACAATGGGCGAGGCTTATGAAAGAGATTTATTACAAGTTGGCAGAGTGCCTGATGCAGAGTATGCAAAGCGCATGGGTTATCACGTTAAATATGCTGACGGGTACGAGAGTTGGTCGCCAGCGGAACCGTTTGAGGAGGCGTATAAACTCGCCGATACATCACTTGACCGTATGCAGATAGAAGCCGAAGAAGTCAATGGAAGATATGTAAAGTTAGCCGCTTTCATAGATTCAGGGAAAATGGATGAAGTCGTTAATGATATGTACAACAAGTGTTTACTGGAAATGCAGTGTTGTACAATGTTCGACTATATACGGCTTCTTGATACTCGCATACAGCGTATGCAAGGTTCTGATGGTGCAAAAGTAATAAAGATGAATTTTGGTATGGCTATTATGGCTCTCAAAGCAGGTTTTCCAATTCGTAGAAGCGGTTGGAACGGAAAAGGATTAATGGTGTTCAAACAGGTCCCAGCACATATTGATAGTGATATTATCCCCAAGATGCAATCTATTCCGCAATCAGCAAAAGACCTTATTCTGAAAGGCAAGGGCTTTATTGACTACACAAGCCAGTGTCTTATTTACAATGAGAATACCGGACGCGCTGATTCATGGGTTCCGTCTATCAGTGATGTATTTGCAGAAGATTGGGAGATTGTGGAATGATAGTAACTACCGACATAGGAAACATCCTCTACCGGGACTGCAAGGCTTTCGGAATAGATCTAGTGCCTGATGGTGAAACGCTGACGGGTGAATTGAAGTCCGAAAGGATTGTCATCCACACGAAGAAACAACAGCCGGGAAAGTATTGGAAGAAATCTTTCGCAGAAGTGAATCTATGTGTACCCAATTTAAGCGAGAATGAAGCGAACACAATCCGGCTTAACGAACTCGAAAGAAAGGCTGGCAAGCTGCTTGATGATGTAGTAAGCACCTATGACGGTACAACCTATCGTTATTCTATCGAATCAATTGGCACGGAAGCGGATACAGCTTTGAAATGCCATTACGTGAATGTGAGAATTTTATTTGAAGTAATAAATGTAAAACTATAAGATTATGATTTCAGCAGTAGGAATAAAAAGAATCTTGTTTGCCGACATTGATAAGGTAACGGCAGACATTACCCCCGAAATCGCAAAGACTTTGATTCAAGCCGCTATCAAAGCGAAAGATGAGGTTTTGAATGTACACGGGGAAACGTGGCAGATTGAGGAAACGGAAGCCTCTGTCACCGGGTACAAGAACCAATTAACGGGAAAGAATTACCGTTACGATGATGTGCCGGGAGAAGTATCGCCCGCTTTCTCTATCGGACAATATGACTGGAAGACCAAGAAAGCGTTCATGGGTGGCGATGTTATTCAGGCAACATCTAAAGATGTAGGTTGGAAGCGTGCTTTGGATAAAGTTATTATCAACAAAGCATTGTTCTGTCTGACCGATGATGATGTCTGGTTCATCTTCCCAAAATGCCGTATTGTTTCCCGTGAAGCCAATACGGATAAGGCAATTGCAATCGCTGTAAAAGGCTTGGTGCAGGAACCGGGAATCGAAGGTGTTTCTTCTGAGTATAACTATGAAGAGGGGCAGATTAAAGCTTTGCAGGCATGAACTACAGTAACCATTGTACCTACTCCTTCCGATGCGACCGTAAAGCTGGACGGTGTAACGGTCAAGTCAAAGCAGGTGAATGCTGGGGCTACCGTTCACTATGAAGTGTCGAAAGTGGGGTACGTCACTCAGTCAGGAGATATTAAAACCACTCCTTCTGAAGTTGATACCACTCTTAAAAAAGAGATAACATTGGTAAAAGCACAAGAGTGATAACCGGGGGATGGATATATACCATTCCCCCTTTTAGTTTAAGAATATGAATCAAGCAGCAAAAACGGTTTCTGATGCTTTGTTAGGGCTGGATTTCATGAATGTGGAGATAGGAGGGATGGTTTATACCATTAAACCTCCTACAA